GTGAGCAGCATCGCCTTGAGCGAGGCCGAGCGCGGGTGAACCACCGGCACCTGCGGGCGACGGAGCCAGTTCGCTGGCTGGAAGCTCGCGGTGGAGCGGTGCTCGACGGTGCAGCGGTAGAAGTGGATGGAGTTCTTGACGACGTCGTTGACCTTGTAGGTCGTGAAGGGCTGCCACAGGACGTCGGTCGCAAAGCCCGCGCTGCCCGAGCGCTCGGTGTCGCGCCAGTTGTTGCGCTGGTAGGCCGAGCCGACGAGGCCCGTCTGACGACGCAGCAGGCTGGTGAAGTGCTCAAAATACTGGCTGCGATCGGTGAACTCGACCTGCTCCATGTCGGGGTTCGACAGGTGATTGGTCGGAACGGTGAAGACGAGATCGGCACCGAGGCTCTGGCGCGAGACGTCCTCGGTCTCGAACCAGCCGTTCTCGTAGACGTCCTCGGCCTTGGTGGCGCCGACGACACGGTAGTAGGCAAAGCCCGGCACCTCGACGCCCGCGCTCTTCGTGCGCCGGGTGACCATGTCGTTCTCGAAGACGATCTCGGCCTGGGCGGACTCGGAGGAGGCCGTGGCGTAGCGCAGCGGTCGGCGGATGATGGGATCAGAGACCCCGGACCCCTGAGCGAAGCCGAACAGGCGGTTGCCCGCGAAGTTGCTTTTGGGCAGGCTGACATGGCCGACACCGGCATCGGTGTAGAGCTTGAACAGCGGGTCCTTGTGCGGATCGGCGGCCTGGGCGACCACCCACGCGTCGCCGTCGAAGACGTACTCGACCGGCTTCTCGGAGAAGTCCCAGGTGCGGGTGTCGTGGCCGTCCTCATCGAACGGGAGCCAACCCTGGACCACCTTGCGCACGATGTCGCCGACGTTCGGCGCGTCGAGGATGATCAGCACCAGGGTATCGACCTCGGAGGTCGTGCCATCGGCGTTGGTGACGGTCTGCTTGGCCTGCTTGACCTCGATCACGCGGTTGCGCAGTTCCGGGTTGCTGTTCTCGCGCACCAGGAAGCGGTCGCCCGCGCGCAGCCGGTAGCCGTTGTCAACGAAGACGCGGCCGATGCGCTTGCCACCGGCCTGAGAGAGGTCAAGCTGCGACCAGCCGGGGACGTCCTTGGCGTTGACCGGGCTGTCGTAGATGTCCAGGGGCGGCTCGTCCTGCACCAGGATGGGGTTGCCGGTGAGCACGGCCGTGATGTCGCGCTTGCGGGTGACGCCGTAGTTGTGAAGCTCGATGTTCGGCTTGAACTCGACGATGGGGCGGCGGCCACGGCGGGTCGAATCGATGAAGCCGCTCCAGGCGAAGCTGTCGCGGTGAATCCAGAAGTTGGCGCGTGACCACGGGTTGAGGTCGGCCGAGCGGCGGTCGATCACGGTGTAGAGTTGGTCGGCCACGTCGCCGGGAACGCCCGGCACGCCGACGAGCACGATCTTGTCGCCAACGCCCTCGATCAGGAAGGAGTTGAACTCGCGCAGGGTCGAGACATCCCACGGCACATCGACCGTGTCGCGGCACAGGAAGGGGGCACGCAGCTTGATGACGTCGAAGGGCAGGAGGTCCCAGCCAGCGAAGGCCGCAAAGCCGTCCTGGAGCTTCACACGCATGTTCGAGGACACGAGGGTGACGGGAACGTCATCGACGAGGAACGGGGTCACGTCGAAGCTCTTGCCGCCCTCGATCACGCGGCGCAGATCGCCGTAGCGGAACACCGTGATCTCGGACCCGGCGAAGGGGCGCAGCACCAGGGAGACGGTATCAGCCGTCGCGGTGATCTCGACGGGGATACCGTCCACGAAGGCGAGCGGCGTTTCGAGCGCGGGGTCGATCCCGGCGACGCGCGGCGGCAGGGGGAAGATCGAGCCGGTGCCATCGGCCGTGGACACCGTCTTCTCGACCCGCAGGGTCAGGAAGGGGATACGCTCCGGGTTGTCGCCGAACCAGTAATACTGCTGGAAGTTGAGGAGCTTGTCGATGTCGATCGGCGGCATCCACGCGTAGCTGCGGTCGGCCAGAAGGCGGTTCTGGTCGGCCACGAGCGCGTTGGCGTTCTTCATGTAGTTGATGAAGTCGTCGTGGAAGGCGAGGTGCGTCGTCTCGTTGTTGGCGTCCCGCGAGAGCATCGCGGGCGCAAGCTGATAGGACGCCCGCGCGGCCGTGGGCTCCGGCAGGTAGAAATCCTTCGAGGGATCGAAGTAGCCCGGCTTCTCGCCGATGTAGCCCGAGACCTGCTCCGACGAACCCGGCTGGAAAAGCTGATCGACCGTCGAGGCGAAGAACTTCTTATTCGTTTCCGTCTGGAAACGAGCGGGAAGAAGATTGGCGTGGCGGCGCTTGTCGGTCATCGAATTCTCAGATTGTTCGGCGTGTTCGCGTCAATGATCGTAATGTCAGTGACTTGTGCAGTCGAAATGAAAAGCTCATCTGGGCGGCACTTAATCTCGAAGCCATCGCCGAAAGAGGCGTCGGCGACTTCCGGGACCGGCACGATGCTGGACACGGAGGTAGCAAGCTGCTGATGCACGAAGGCGGCAAGCTCGGTGAAGTAGAAGGTCTCGCCAAAGTCCCAGAAGTCTGCGTTGAAATACTGGCCGATCGCCTTCACGATGCTGGCCTTGATCTCGCCATCCGACAGGGACGCATTCTTGAGCTTGACCACCTTGAAGGTGCAGCGCAGGGCGGGCTCGGCCACCTCGCCGAAGAGGAAGCGGTACTTCACCGGTCGCCAGACGATCGAGTCCGAGAACATCTTGAACTCCTCGAACTCCGAGAAGGTCGTGCGCAGGGCAAGCTCGGTCGGAGCCGTGGGCTGCTCGGAGACGCGGGCGCCGTTGGCGATCCACTGGCGAACCAGGAAGTCGTATTCCGAGGTCAGCACGAAGCAGTCGATGAGGTTGGTCTTGGCCGGATCGATGCGCTTGTCAGCGGTCGCGAAGTGCTTCCACTGAAAGTTGATCTTGTCGCCCTTCGGCGCCGGGGTCAGCGCGAAGCCGCCGACCTTGAACCACGCAGAGGCGACGTTGGGGCCGCGCCCACGGGCGAAGCGGTACTGGCGGATTTGCTGGACCCAGCCGACGTTCGTGTACATCCAGAAGGTCTCGGGCTTTTCGCCGTCCAACTGGAACGCCACGGTGCCCTGGACCGGGGTCGCGAGCGCGCGATCGTTCTCGGTCTCGTAGACCGTCATCGCGTAGAAGGGGTCGGACAGACCGTCGTCGTTGCGCTTCCAGAACAGGAGCGAATCCTGGCGCACCGCAGTCACGAGCCGGTAGTAGGTGTCCGGATCGTCGGCAAATCCGTCGCCATCGCTATCGCCGAAGACGAGACCGACGCGGCGCGGGTCGGCAAAGCCGTCCGAGAGGGTCAGCGAGCGATCGACCTTGAGGTCGAAGTCGCGGCCGAGACCAAGGCCCGTGATCGGGTCCGCGTTGTAACGCAGGACGCGAACGATGTCCTCGTGAACCTGCTTCGTCTCGGTATCCACGGCGCGCGAGCCGTTGAAGTAGAAGCGCACGTTCAGGAGGCTCTCGAACTGGAAGCGCAGGCCCGGAGCCGAGAAGCGCCACAAGGCGGCGGCGAAGTTCTCGACCAGGAAAATCTTGACTTGGCTGTTGACCACCTGGGGCTGCTGGTCGAGCTTCTCCGGGGACTTCACGAGCCAGCGCGGCGCGTCGCCGATCGGGGCGTAGTCGTACCAGAGCGAGAACGAGAGATTGTTGTTGAGGTAGCGGCCGATGCGCGCCAGGGCGTCCTCATCCAGTGTGGCGGAGTAGGGCGGCAAAATCGCGGTGATCTTCCAGCCCGTCTCCAGGCGCTCGGCCAGGGTCACCGGGCCGGTCTCGCCGTCCACGACGGTACCGGTCGGGTCGCCGAAGATCGAGGTCACGGCCACCCACTGCTGGACGCCGTCCTTCTCGACGAGGAGGGTGGAGCCCGCCGCGAGGTAGGGGGAGGTGAAGTTGAACCAGCCCGTGGCGAAGCCCACGCCGTCGTTGGCCTTGTACCAGAACATGTCCTGGGGCGCGGTGATGACGCCCGCGCGGACCTGACGAATCAGGAAGTCGCGGATGACGTTCTGCGTCTCGGCCGTGCGCAGCATCGGCTGGATGTAGTTGCTGAGGAGTTCGGACGCGGTCTTGGCATCCGAGATCGGGATTTCGGTGTAGGCGGAGGTCCGCTCCTTGTAGAAGATGCCGTCGTCGGCGAAGACGTTGACGTCCTTGTAGGTACCGGTCGGATCGTTGAGGTCGATGAAGCGCGAGTGGCCGGAGTAGACGCGCACCAGCGACTTGATCTTGCGCGCCTGATTGCTCGACAGCGGGAACGAGTTGTAGTCCTCTCCCGAGACCATGCGGTTCTGAGCGGCGTAGACGAGCGGAGCACGGCGACGGATGTCCTCCTCGTTCTCGCGGGGCGTCGAGTTCGAGATCGGCTCCTCCAGGGAGAAGACGAGCGTCAGGAAGCGCCCCAGGCCGCGCGTGTTCTCGTAGGGGATCACGACCTGGATGTTCGAGAGGTCCTGGGGACGGACGACGTACTGCAAGCCGTTCGATGTCCGGAACCAGACGCGCAGGTTGCCCACGGGCGCGTTGCCGAAGCGGCCGTCCGCGAAGCGCAGGGACGCCTGATCCCGGTCGCGGGTGATGACCGAGTAGATGTTGCGCAGGCTCGCCTCAAGCGAGTTGAAGGTGATGTTGTCCGAGAAGACGGCCGGGACCTTGTCCCAGGTGTACCAGAGGTCTCCGGTATCGGTCAGCGTCTGGACCCAGATGTCGGTCTCGTTGACGTTGTCCGCGTTGATGTCGATGACTTGGTTCTCGATCGGGAACGCAAGGTTGATCTCCTGGCGCTGGAGGTTGCCCTGCTTCACGCCCATGAAGAAGCCCGTGTCCTTCGACGCGTTGCCGTTGCCGTCCGTGCGGTAGATAAGCTGGAGCGCGGCGTTGAGGCTCGGAGTGCGCTCGATGTAGCCCTTGTCTTCCTCGAAGTCGGTGTTGATGAACTCGAAGGGCATGTTCACGCCGGAGACCTGCCGGAAGAAGCCCAGGCTCGCGTCGCCGTAGCGGGCGTTCAAGCGGTAGGCATGCGAGGTCACGCCGCCCACCTCGCCCTGCTTCAGCGGGTTGCCGAACGGGTTAGAGGACTGGAAGGCCGAGTTGAGGATGAGGATGAAGCGCTCGAACCAGTCCGGATCGTCGGGATTGTCCCAGATCACCCGCAGGTTCTGGAGGTTGACGTTGAAGGCGTCGTAGACGTCGTCGTCCGTCTGGATTTCGCGCAGCTTCAGGAGCCCGCGCGAGGGGTAGTTGCGGCGCGGATTGTAGGAGAGGAAGCGGGCCAGACGCAGGATCGACTCGCGGGCCTCGGCGACCTCCAGGAAGTTCTCACGCGCATTGATATCGGTTTTGAATGCGATCGTGCCGCCGAGATACGAGAGCAGATCGATGATGGCCACGAACTCGGAAGAAGCGATCCAGTCCTGGAAGTCCTCGGCGAAGTTCTGGCGCATGTACTCGCGCAGGGCGGCGTTGATCGACTCCGGGTCGGATGCGTTGAAGTTGATCGTGGTGAAGGCGCGATACAGCGCTTCCCACATCTGACCGGCGAACAACTCGCTCTGACGAACGCTCTGAGACATGTAAGTTCGGTACCTTAAAAGCTTTGATTGTAGGCTGTCGCCTGATCAATCTCGAAAAGCGCCTCGAACTGCTGCATGGCAGCGAGACCGACGAAGTCGAGGGTGATCTGAATTCGAATGCCGTTGTCGAAATCGAAGAGAAATACTTCGTGGACTTTCACCCGAGGGTCCGATGCGCAAATCCGCACCGCCTCGTTGATGATGTCTTCCCGTAGACCGGGGGTCATCTGCTCGTGCAGCATGTCCCAAATCCGGCAACCGAATTCAGGACGACCCAGGCGCTCGCCGACGCGCGTCATGAAATGGTTCATGAGATCGACGCGAACGAGTTCGACGTCGAAGACCTTCCAAGACCGCGTGCGCTCCGCGTCGATCGTACTGAAACCAGTATAGGTGTTAATGCCTGCCATGAAATATCCGGTCAACAACTGACCGGATATTTATGCGAGCTTAAAACACCACCTTATTTGGTTTCGGACGTCCGGAACTGACGTGGACTGAGCTTGATCATGATCATCGGATCGAGACCTGTCACGCCGAACTGCTCGATGACTTGGTTCGACTTGAACGGCTTGCCGCCCTTCGAGCGGTCGATCGACCACGTGATGTGGAAGGTTCGCCCATCCGGTCGCTTGGTGTCGCCGCCGATGGCCACGACCAGACATTCCACGCTCTTGCCATCGGTCGCGTAGCCGACAACCTCGCCTTCCGTCTCATCGGGCAGGGCCTGGAGGGGCTTTGCCGGAAACTGGAGCGTGACGTGATCAGCAACGACTTCGGGAAAGAGGGGAGGGAACATGGCCAGCAAGCGATGACGCTCGCTGTCCGGAAGTGACCATCCGATATAATACTGACTCAAGACCGAAAAATCCTCGAATGAAATCTGCTCCTCATCACGAAGCTCGCAATCTGAGCATCGGCAAATCTGAGTCGCGGCATCATTCTACATGGGGAATGATCGGCCAGCCAAGATAATTCGAGATTTCGTCTTGACGGCAAGCAAAAATGCGAAGCAACAAAGTTGCTTAAAGCAGATGTGACATAATTACAAATTTGTTGTTGCATTTATGGTACGTGGTATAATAGAGCCACAGTCGAGGAACGATTATCTTCTGGCTGTTACTCACTATACCCGGAGATTTACATGTCCTCTGCCCTCAAGCTGCACCCCGTTCGCAATCCTCCGCCTCGGTCGCGCAGGGTCACGTGGTGTGGTCCGGCCGCGCTCTCGATCATCACCGGGCTCGATTACGAAACCTGTCGCTCGGCTCTGACCCGGATCGGCAACCGTACCATCAAGGGCTCTTACAATCATGAGATGGTCGCGGCCCTACGCTTCTTCGGATACACGATCGAGCAGGACGACTATCCGTCTCGCCCGACCCTGGCGGCCTGGACGCGTCGGCGAAAGGGAGACGACGCGACGGCGATGTTCCTCGTGAACATCACCCGGCACTACGTCGTCGTGCAGGGCCGCAAGGCTTGTGACAACGTCACCAGGACGCCCGTCTTCCTGAAGGACATGCGCCTGCGTCGCTCGCGCGTGGAGCGGGTCTGGAAGGTCACCCGCCTGGGTCCATGACGAACGCGGGGAAGGCAGCATCGGGCCGCC